GTAGAAACGCGTGCTAAAAAAACGCCCTGTGAGCGTGATCCTTTAGCGCTATTGCATCGCTTGCAGCAGGCTATTAGGTTCTCAGGATTAACTGGATCGCCCCCATTTTTGATGCTGACTATGTGATCGACGGTATTAGCATCCTGACCGCAGTAATAGCAGACGTAACCATCTCGAGCTAGGACTATCAGTCGTACCTTTTTGTAGTCTTTGCTTACTCGAGGATCTTGCCTACCTCTAACCATTAGTAATGACCAGTCCTCTTATGATGTGACCACGCTTTACATACCGTACCGTACCTATGCTTAATGTACTTGAGTCCTAAGTCTATCTGAATGTATGGATCTCTAGCCTTTAGCTTGAGCAGCTGGGGTATTCCATATGCAGTGCTCTTAGGGTTATCTGCTCGAGGATTCCAATTACTCTCACGATTCCATAGATATACGAGGCATTGATACTCATTAGCATTATGGAGCTTTATATGTGCATAAAGCTTGTAGTTATTAACATCTCTTGCAGTACTTACCGCTATCGCTTGAGGGCTATTGACAAATAGCAATACACCGGCCACCAACGCTATACATCGCCTGCGAGCTATCCGCCTCAGCGGCTCGCCTGCGAGTGTAAAGCGTAATCGTGTGTCAAGTACATAGTCAAATATGTGGATAACTTGAGCGTATGCCCTGCGTGTCCTCCACACTTTATCCCTACCTGTGTATAACTCCTGTGGATAACTATCACTCATAGCGATATTCCATAATCGAGCTTATAAGCTAAATCTGCTATGGCTTGAGATACCGCGCCTGAGCCATTAAATATATCTATGACCTCATCGCCAGCTTGGTAGCCCATAGCATCCAGTACCCACTCAGTCCACGCCGAGGGCTTAGCTCCAATAAAGCCATTTTGAGGAGGATTTATAATCGCGTGATCCTTCATCGCTTTACCTTTACCGTGTCCTCGGCGCTCTTTTGGCACTTTTACGATAACCGGCTCCCACGTAGTCGCTATCCGATTACCGCTAGGTACGGCGATAGGTTTTACCCACGCCATTACACGAATACCGTTACGCGAGTCGGTCTCGATTACGCTTAAATAGGTGCTTAGGCTATGTACGGTTAAAGCTATGGCGTAGCCGTCGTAATTGTTTTCGAGCTCATTAACCATATTTATATGAGTCTTGGGTAAATCCCATAAATACGCTTCTGGATGCTCATCGGCTTTACCAGCTCCATAACCCTCGCCGCAGCCCTCTTTACCGTACCATCGAGCAGCTCTACCCAAATATGGAGGATCTGCTATCGCTAACTTCATTTAGGCTCCTCGACCATACATACGCCAATTACCCCACACTTCGTACACTGCAAGGTTTTAACGTATGGCGGTAAGTTATCGGTAATGATGCGTTCAATCTGATCTGTAACCTTTTTACACGGTCTGCACTCATACTTATATATAGTCATCCTCGGCAGTCCTCGCATAACCATAAAATTACGGTGCCTGATATGTCTATTACCTTAAAGCCAAAATCGCCAGACTTGAGCTCGTGGCATCCATCGCATCGCTCGGCCGGTGCGCTAGTAACGTCGCCGTTATCGTGAATCGTCGTAGCGATACCGTGTTTAATAAACGTCATATCTCCCATTAGAGCTTTACCGCCTTATCTATGTGTAGGAGCGCTACCTCTTTATCGACCACTGGTCCGTTATCTACGGTGCTCGATGGTAAGCGCTTAGTTTTCCAAATAACCGTAATTTTGCGTAGGTTAAACGCATATATGCCCTGAGGCGTTGAATTAATGTAAAACGGCGTGAACCCTAGAGCGTTAGCCTGTTGCATCAATGACTCGTATTTATCCTTTTCGAGTATGAGCTCGTCATAATGAGTATGCCGGCATTTAAGCTCGATCGAAAGCCTATAGCCATAGCTCGTAGCATCTATGTACTCGTAGGTGTGCTCGGATTTTTGTAAATCCTCGAGGTATGTCTCCTTGATATAGTCAAAGAGCCCCTGCTCTGTCATTCCTGGTTTTTCCATTTTCCATCACTGCCCAATACCTGCCATATCGGGTCGCACTGTGTGTTTTTGTTATTCTGAGTGCATCGCCACGCGGCCCAGTCTTTACCCGTCTTAGCGCTTTTGCCCTCAGCCCACACTCTCGTACCGTGTACGCATCGAGGAGGCTCACCCGCTAATTCACCGCCTAGCCCTTGTTGGATCTCAGCGATAGCCGTAGCCATAGTAGGTATGCCCTCATTAGCTGCGTGAGTGGCCCACGGATCAGCCTCAGTATGAGTAGTTTCTACCTTTTGCATATCTTGCACTGTGGGCCTGCCAAAATCGCTAGGCGTAAGCAAGCCGATAACTCTACCGTAGGCGCTTGTTATGCAGTCCTCGATAAACCATTTACGCATATTTTGAGGGAGTGTCGCTACGTTGCCGTACGCGTAATCGACCGCGCTCGGTACTGCATCCTCGTACTCACGATAAGCCTCAGCTCTTACAAGGATCGTACCCTTTTCTAGGTTAATGTCCTCGATAAAGGCGACTAAGCGCCCGGATGGAAACTCAATTCTAAAACGCTTGATGCGACTATTAACATCCTCGTAGTTATCTAAGAACCCCATTATATTAGGTTCTTTTCTTTAAGTGCCTGGGCTATTGATCGGCCTCTTAGGTAGCCCTCGCCGTGGCCTTGTCGGTATCCGAGGGTATAAGCAGCTTTGATAAACGCTGCCATAATGCCCGTTACTGTAAAAATTATTAGAAAGTCTAAACTGTTCATATATCGCCCTTTGTTAAGGCCGATTAGGCTACTACCCGAGTAGCCCTCTCGGCGTGTGTAGTATCAGTATGAGCCCATCGGCTGACATAAGGCAACTATTTAGCGAGGCGTGTCTCTAGCAATATCTCGTAAATCTTGTCGATTTTGGCATCCATACGCTCCTGCTTAGCCTCGATATGGTCAATACGACCGCGTAGGTTATGGCCACCGTTACCGTCTGGCTTAAGTTCTGATAGGTAATACTTAACAAAGTGTCGGATAAGCCCAGCTCCTAGCCCCAAAATAGTAAAGCTCCCCAAAGCGATACCAACTACGAGCTGAGCCTTTTCCATTACTTAGCGCCTACGCCTAACTGCTTCTCCGACGGTTGGATAGCCTTAAGTAATGGCCCGATTAGCCCTGCGATAAACGCATTAGCTAATACTTTTGGATCAGTGATACCGGATAGATAAAGAGCTCCTACGCAGGCTGCAGCTGAGCGTAGGTAGGACTTACCGGCAGCGATTAATTGCTCTTTCATTGTGTTACTCCTTAGTGCCCTTAAGGATTTGTCTAACTATAAACCTAAACTTTCGATTAAGGCTTTAGCCTTCGCCGGACTTACTTCCACTTCCCAGTGCATCTCATCGGCTCGGCTCTTAAAGTCTCCGCCCCATTTTAGGCCGTACTTCTTAGATAGAGCCCGAATCATCGGTACCTTTTCAGCTGGAAACGTGCCCACTTTACCTAGAGGGTGCTTAGTGGCGTTAAGGTCGATGGCCGTACCGGAGGAGTGGCAAGATAATTTATCTGTAGTACCTCGCACCATACGAAAGGCGTAAGCCCAGTCATCAAAAGTGCCCTCGTCGATTGGCTCTATCAGTTCGTGAAACTCAGCCGCAAAGGCCGCCAAGAGTGGGCCCACACTCTCAGCGCACCTAAGCTTACGGTCTGTACCCTTTACCGGGTAAGCCTTAATTTTAATTTCGGCCGGATCTTTAGAGGCCGGGTAGCCGTTATAGCTCTTTAAGATTGTGCTCGGCATTAAAGCAGTCCCATCGCTTGAAATCGTTAAGTGTTAATTCTTCGTGCTCACACGGCGCAGGCGGTATAAACGCATCATCTATTGGATCGTATGTATAACCGATACCTGCATAGTTATAACGTATATTGCCGTTATAACTTGTACGCTTGCAAACTTGGCCTCTAATTTCTGAGTAAGCCTGCTCCCAGTCAGTAATACCATCTACGATTTCCCACTCATCGCGGCCAGTAATAACCTCGGTAACGATATTATTATCATCTAAAAACGCATAGTGAGCCATTAAACCGTTACCGTCCCTGTCCCGGCAGTAAATCGGTAAACGCGATATCCGCTGCGCGTTGGTTGATCGTAAACAAGTGTGCCGCCAATAGTAGTTAGAGGCGCAAAAGTATCAGGATAAGCAATAACTACTACTCCCGATCCTCCATTAGCTCCGGTGTCAGCGTAACCACCACCACCGCCGCCGCCGCGATTTGTCGTACCTGCAGTAGCAGCTACCGCACCGCCTGCAATTTTTTTACCGTTACCGCCTACTCCCGAGCCGCCAGTGCCGACAAAGTTATAAGCTCCGCCGCCACCGCCGCCTGAATAAGCTAATGATGTGCCCGTAATTGAGTTGCTAGTGCCTGCTCCGCCAGTGCCGCCAGTCGCAGTAGTATCGAAAGATCCCGTAAAATTACCGCCTGCCGCTGAGGCTCCGCCGCCACCGCCGCCGCCTTCACCAAAACCCGTAGTACTACCCGTACCGCCCGAGTTACCTTGTGATGGAGACGTACTCGGCGTGTTACCGCCTCCACCTGTGCCTGCTCCATATGGCGGAGATCCTGCACCAGTCTTTGTACCACCGCCGCCGCCTGAGGCCCCGGCTGTACCGTTCATCGTCGTATTAGAATAGTCTCCACCGGCTCCGCCGCCTGCACTTGTAATAGTGTCAAAAACTGAGCTAACTCCGCTTGTGCTCGCGCTACCGCCGCCGCCGACTGTAACGGTAAAAGAGCTAGGAATAGTATACGAGGATCCGGCCCGATAACCGCCGGCACCGCCGCCTCCGAAACCTCCGCCTCCGGCTCCTCCGCCAATTACTAAGTAATCAACGACGGAAACACTACGAGAATAATTTTGTGAGGCGATAATACCTAGAATTGGAGACATTATGAAAGATCGCCCAATACGGTAAATACGTTACTAGCCGTACAAATAATTGTACAAGCGGAGTAACGAGCTCTCAATTTTGGAGCAGCTGCAGTAGCTCCCGTTGAGGTAATAGTTACGCCTGCTCCAGCTGCAAAAGTAGTAAGTCCCACTCCGATACTCTGCACGTTAATTTGTTGCCCTGCAGTAAAAACGCTAGGAGGTATCGTTACTGTAATAGGTGATCCGTTGGACGTAGTTACAAGTTTATCTGCATCGCCTGCGACTAACGTATAAGTCGTACCGGTCTGAGCATTAAAAGTAAGCAGTTTAGGTAGTGCAGCATTAGCAAGATCGTAAGTAGTTTTAACCGCATTGGCCGTAGCTGCGAGAGTCGTAGAGGTACTTGAGGTAGAATCTGATAATTGCACTGCTCCAAGATTTGACGTAGTACCGCTGAGAATACCTACGGTAACGGTACCCGAGGTACCTCCACCGGTAAGAGGGCTTGATACTGTAACTCCTGTAATATCACCACCAGCATCGGTAACCCATACAAAGTCCATATCGGTATTAGAGTTTTTAGCTAATACTTGGCCGCTAGTGCCGCCTTTAAGATCGACTAATGATGCGTCGATCGAATCGCCTAAAGCCTCGATAGCGGTAGCGCCGTCTTTAACTAGGTCGGTGGACGTAGGTACGGGCCAGCTAAAATTAGGTGTAGTAGTTGCCATTAGGTTAAACCTCCAAAAGCATTTTGCCAGATAAGAGTAGCATTTACTCCAGTCCAAATTAGGTTAGACGGGCTAACCGTGTCCCACTGTGGCGCGACCAGCGAGAAATCTGTAGGGCTAAGAGTAAGGGTTAAATCGACATAACCCGGCGTAGCCTTTATAGCAAAGCCCTCTACAAAGCCATTAAAAGAGCCGTTAAACATATTGATAGGTAAATCGTTGATTACTACTGGCTCACCAAAAAACGCATCTATGAGCTTATCTCGCTCGGCATCGGGCAGCTCTGAGTTATCGAGTCTAAAAGTAATGCTCTGCAGCTGCTCTCGAGGGATCGCTCGGAGTCCTAACTCTCGGTTCATTAGCGTATTTACATCGGCTAGGTTATGGAGATTAGTCGTAACGCTGCGCTGATAGCGGCCATAGTTAGCGATAGAGGTAGCATCGAGGGCCGTAGCTTGGCTATTGTAATTATTCCCATAGTTAAATACTAAAGAGTTGCGGATCTTGCCTATCTGCAGAATAGATTTAACCGTAGAGGGAGTCGCGTAGTTAGCCGATAAAGTCGTATAGCCGTAGGTTGATAGGTACTGGGTACGGTGATCCGTGTCAGCATAGGCCACCCTGCCGGCTTTATCCTCGTAGAGTTGGCCTTGAGCGCTTTGCGCGATCTGAGCGCAGAGGTTATAACTGATAGCCGGGTCAGCTGATCGAGCGATCATCTCGTAAAGTCCCGGTTGATCGATCTCGCCAAGTCCC